ATGGTGTGGTGTATGGTGAGGTTCCACCATACATGGGCACCATACATGAAGCGTGATGCTATCAAGCGGCGACCGCTTGCAGACACCGTGTTGTCTACCCTCGAGCCAGAAGCGCGTGAGTATCGCGAGGCCTATGGCCTGGACCGTCTCTACTTCGTCGTGTCGCCAACTGGCCGCAAGCGCTGGGAGGTTCGCTACAAACACCCGATCACGCAAAAGTGGTCGTTCATGGGAGTAGGGGGTTACCCGGACACCAAGGCCAAGAAAGCGCGAGCTCAAGCTATCCAGATTGCCGAGCTGGTAGCCGACGGCATTGATCCCCGGGAGCATCTTAGAGGGGGCGGTGGTGTCCGGACCTTTGGGGTGGTCGCGGAGCAGTGGTACGAGCACAAGCAGATGCAGGGGAGGTCAGCTAAGACGCTGACCAAGATGAGGCATTGGCTCGATAATGATGCGTTGCCTGCACTGGGAGATATGGCAGTTGCTGATGTGTCACGGGCTGACTGCGTGCGCGTTCAGAAAGGTATTGAGGCCCGCAAGGCTTTCAATATTGCCGAGAAGTCCCGGGCTTTTCTGCGCCGGATCTTCGACTTCGCCATTGCTCACGGCTATTGCGAGAACAACCCAGCTTCGAACCTGCTGGACGTTGCGGCGCCGGCACCTGTCTCCAAGCCTCGCCCTCATCTACTGGAAGAAGATCTACCAGACTTTCTGCGTGCACTGCGTATGACAACCAGCCGCCGGTCTACTCGCTTGGCTGCTTGGATGGTCGTGTGGACAGCCTCGCGGCCAGGCATGGTGCGATGGATGGAGTGGAGCGAGATCAAGGGCAAGTCGTGGCACATCCCCGCGGAGAAGATGAAGATGCGCCGCGATCATGTCGTGCCACTTTGCCGTCAAGCACTGCAAGCGCTTGAAGAGATGCGTCCTCTTTCTGGACGGTCGAGGTATGTATTCACTGGGGAGGGGGCAAAGCTACCTGTCCTGTCGGATGCTGCGATCAATCGCTGCTTCTCGAATGCAGGCTATAAGGAGAGGATGACGGGGCATGGAGCCCGTCATACGGCCAAGACACTGCTGAGTGAGCATGGGTGGCCGTTACAGTGGACGGAGATGCAGCTTGCGCACAAGCCGATCGGGTTGGAGGGCGTGTACAACCAGGCGTCGTACCTTGAGCAGAGGCGGAAGATGATGCAGTGGTATGCCGACTACCTTGAGGCATTGGAAGTCGGCATGACCAAGGCCAAGCGAGACAAGTTCAAGCGTCGTCAGCGGGACGTAACTGCATAGCCCATTGGCTCATCCATGCTTCAATCTCGTGTTCGTACCAATAGTTGGTCGATGCCCGGCCAATGCCATCCTTGATTGGGCGCGGAAAGTTGGGGTCTTTTACCAGCAGCTTCTCGAGTGATGAGCGGCTGCGGCCTATCTTCTCGCAGACTTCACGGGTGCGGAGGAAGCGCAGCGGCTGATGAGTGGCTGTGTCTGTCATGGTCATCTCCTGTCTAGTCACCTTGATAACGGCCCGAGCTGTAGCCCAGGGCCTGCTCTTCTTGTACGGCGGCATGATTGGCCATCGCGTCTTGCACACCGGGCACCTGCATCATCAATGTGTACTTGCGGCGCCAGTGATCTCGTCGTTGGCTGATCATCACGATCAGGTCTTCCAGTGGCAGTGATTCACCATCCTCTGCGGCGTACCCGGTACCGTGACAATGGGCGCATGGGGAGGTATGGAAGACGCCTCGAAATGTGCCGCTGCCACCGCATTGCGGGCACGAACCATGTGCTGGCGGCACCCACGTTGATTGCGATACCTGGCGCATAGACTCCTCATACTCATGCTGCCTTCTGCAGCGCCTTGATGATGTGGCTGACCGGGGTAGGGCAGACCGCGTTGCCGAGCAGATGCACGGCCAGTCGGTGGTTATCCGGTAGCTGATAGGTGTCGGGGAAGCTCATGGCCGATCGACATTCCCACCGGCTGAGCATGCGCATGCGGTCGCCATCGACAATGGCCCAGCGGTCGCGCGTGGTGATGGTTCCGACAGGGCGATCCAGCGAGCGCCCTGTCTTGGTGTTGCCGTAGTAGCTGATCAGGAAGCGGTCCCCGTGGGTGGCTCGTCCAGCGCGGACTCGCTCCAGAGTGGCGGCGGCTCGCCCGGGTTTTTCGATGGGCTGCCAACGGCCTGCCTCAAAGTCGATGAAGCTGTCGGCCGGCAGGTGATCGAGTGTCGGCAGGTTCAGCTTGAGCGGCTGAGCGGACTGGGTGAGCACCAGGAACATGCGGATGCGGTTCTGCGGGGCGCCGAGATCCGCGGCGTCTACTACATGCGGGCTGACGGCATAGCCCAGCGCCTGCATGGCCAGCACCCAGGGGCGGTAGAGCTGCCAATCGAGGAACTCGGGGACGTTCTCCACGAGGATGGCTGGTGGTCGGTGATACTCGGCAGCTGATACCACTGCCCAAGCAGTCGAGCGGCTGGCATCGTGCTGAGGGTTTCCACTGGCCTTGCCTCGCGCCTTGCTATGGCCCTGACAGCAGGGTGACGCCAGCATCAGGTCATGAGCGGGCACCTGACTCCAATCCGCCTGATGCAGGTCCTGGCAGATGTGCGCTGCGTCCGGATGGTTGCGGCTGTGCCATTCGACAGCATCCGGCCAGTGGTTGGCTGCCCAGGCCACGTTGCAGCCTGCCATGCTGGCACCGGTGCTGAATCCACCTGCGCCGGCGAATAGGTCGATGACGTTCATGACTTCACCTTGCGATGGCCTGCGTCGTAGAGCGCACCCAGCAGGTACTCTTCCGGCAGTGCCCCGTGCAGCTCACGCTTATGAGCGTCAGCAGCGGCCTTGGTTATCTCCTTCATGTCCCCAATCGCCTTCTCTCGATCGGAGCGGATGGGGTGTAGCTCAGACCGAGCGCAGACTTCAACGCCACGACGCTTGCCTTCGATCACGACATTGTCGCCGCGCAGTGTATGGCCGATCACTCTGACTTCTGCGTGTCCGCCGTGATCTGAATCGAGCGTCACTTTGCTCCCCACCGGTGGCAGGCCTTCGCCGTTCCAAGCCCTTGGATCGACTTCATCTGCTGAGGTGGCTGCGACTGTATCGCTGACTGGTCGCTCGGGATGTTGGACGTGTGCCAGCAGCGCCTCTTCCCATTGTTCCCGGGTAATGACGATGCGTCGCTCATGGGCGCCTATCCATGCGTAATGCCATTCGTTGTTGGTCGGGCCCTTGATCCATCCCTCGAAGTCACCGTGGGCGTTCTCGGTCGGCAGGTTGCAGTCCGTCTCGGGCCGCGGCCACGGATGAGGGAGATGTAGCAGGCTGTCCATCAGTTGATCGCGGGTCATATCAGTCATCCTTGGTGAGCAATGTGTCGAGCCAGCCACCGGTGAGCAGGCAAAAGAAATCCGCCAGGCAAGTGGCGGCGATGAGTAGCGGGAGAATCATGGCGATGTCTGTGTCAGTGATGCGTAGTCGCCCAGCCGCTTGGCAGTTGCCAACAGGCCGGCAGGGGTGCGCATCAAGTCCCTGATGACTTCTTGCCGACTGGGAGCCGGTACTGGTTTGCGAGACTTTGTTGCTGGTTCCAGCAGTAGCAGGGCGTCATGCCGTCCTGCTCGCGTCATGCGTGACAGGAGCGTGCCCTGGCCGATACCGCGCCGCTCTGCATGTTCAGCCATCGTCGCGGTGATGCCATCGATGGTGACCCGGGACCGAAGACAAAGCTGCATGAAGACCTCCTGACAAGTAATGATTGAGCGCACAGGTCAGCCCCTAGAAGAGACTGGCGTGTGAGCACAAAAAGGCTCACCGGTTGGGGTGAGCAAGGCGTGCTGAGAGACACGATGAAAAAGGAGTGTGCCAAAAGGCTCCGTCATGGAAGTGATGGGAAGCGATAAGCGCTGTAGGGGAGCATTAGGTAATATTTTTACGGGAAATAACTTGTTTGATTTGCTAGCCTTTCCTTATATAGTGAAGTTGGATTCTGATAAATTAAGTGTTGTAAATAGGTTAAAATTTTAAGGAAGAGGTGTTTATGAAAAAAATCATTGTTCTCTCTTTGCTTGTCTTTCTCTCTGGGTGCTTTGGTCCTGAGAAGTTTGATGCAACTAATGAAAATACAATCAAAGAGTCCTCGCAAGAGATAATGCAAGAGCTCTCATCTGGAAAAAAGAAGGAGTTTCAGAAAGCTCTGATGTACTTTAGCATTGGCGGAAAGTCTGGTATTTCTTCTATTATGAAAAGAGCATTTAGCGGCGATGCTGTTGGTATGTCAAATGAGGCTCAGTTTAATCTAAATCTGCAAGTTATCGATGGATTGACTGGGGATGAGGTTATCTCTAAACACCAAGCCGAAATTGAAAGAGATAAGATTATTGATGAAAAGCGAAAGCAGGAAGAAAGAAAAGTTTCTGCGTTAAAAAAAGAGGCCGAGCAGCTACTCGATAGTAGAAAATTCAAGAAAGCATTAGAAAAATATGAAGAAATGAACCAAGTGCCTGCCGGTGTGAGGTATGCGCAGGCTGGAATTGAAAATGTTAAGGAAGAAATGCATGAATTTACCGAGAAAAATAACTACATGGATAAAGTCGTAATAACTGAGTTTGAAGCCAAAAGAATTGACACTTACACTAAAAAAAGTGTGCCCGCTGTGAGGTTGTCTATCAAAAACACAGGAAATAAGAGCTTAGATCGTGTAAAAATAGTGGTCTATTTTAAAAATGAAAAAGGAGTTACTATTTTCGAAGAGGAATACAATCCTGTTTTGGTGAGTAAATATTCATATGGAGATAGCAACAAGCCTTTGAAAGCAGGTTATGTAAAAGAAATGGAGCAAGATAAGTACTATACTCTTGATACACCTTTAACTGATTGGGCTGAAGGTAAAGCCGTAGCTCAGGTTGTAGATATTGAATTCTCTGAATGATCATGCTTTTTAAAAGACACCGTCAAGCCATCATGCTAGATAAAGGCTTGACGGTGCCCTCTCATTAAGAGGTATATCGTCGGCTCGGCTACTGGCGTCATGTCCAGTTCGCCCTCGGCTCTCAGGCTCCTTCGCCTGGTCATCGCGTCGGCCACCTATACCAGCGGCTTGGTTGGCTCATCAGGCGATACCGGCAGTGCCGATGCCCTCTGATAAGCGCTGTCTCTCCAGCTGTCACACCACTCGCCCAGGTGTCGGGGGTAAGGCCGCTAGTGAAGGGTTGGCACCGGCGCCTTACCTGCGGGTGGTTATGCTCGCAATCCCACTAGCACCACCTGCTGGCCTTGGGGCGAGGTCCGATCAGCGACTGGCAAGCTGCTGACCATGCGTAATCTGAGGGGAGCAGAGGCTGGCGGCATTGCCATGGAAGTCCGGCCAGCCGCGGCGCTGGGATTCGACGAAGCCGGCCTTGGCATCTTCCTGCCACATGGCAGTCATTTCGCAGTATTCGGCTTCGCTGGCGGACAGCTGGCGGGTGCCATCGTTCTGCTGAGTGAGGCTGGCGAGCGTGACCAGACCGCCGACGATGACGGCGAGGGTGATGGCTGAGCGATGCTTGCGGGCTGTGTCGGTCATGGGCTGCTCCAATCCACTTAGTGACGATGGCGATGTGCCGTCTCTGCGCAGATAATTATGGGTATGTCCGTATCTCTGGTCAAGGTTTTGCCCGTATTTTTCAAGATTAGACATTTCCGCCCATGTTGTAGGCAATAAAAAACCCGCCACTGTGGGCGGGTTAGACGGCTTGCAGGACGCTTAGTGGTCGGTGTTCTCGATGCGCCGTTTATACGCCTCGGCGGCCTGAGTATCCGTGCCGCCGTGTTCAGCGTAATCGAAGCTACCGGCCGGTATGGGGGCTGGCCCCCGCGTTTGTGGTTGGGGAGTAATTGAGGGTTCCACACCGTGCGCGGGCTTGCTGGCGGTCAGGGCGCTATTGCGTCCACATTGGTGGCAGATACTGGCCTGCTTGGGGATAAGTGAGAGGCAGTGCGGGCATTCCTTGTCAGTGGCCTTGGCGCTACGCAGACGGCGGCGCTTGAGCTTCGCTGGGTCTGCCGGCATAGCGATAACATAGAGGATGCCCATCAACGGTGTGCCGAAGAATCCCACTGCGCCCGCCGAGAGGACATCTACCCCCTTGTAGTACGCGGCATGCATTACGGCTAGCCAGGGCAGCAGGAAAACGGAAAGCGTCAAAAAAATTATCAATGCAGCAGACATGAGTTCGCCTCCTTGCGAGTCATGCAGAGTGATGAGGTTTGCTAAGACTAGCACTGTTGGTAGACGGTGAAAGCACTAAAAACCCGCCACTATGGGCGGGTTTTTAATGAAGGTTGGCTGTCCTGAAAAATTAGGGAGGGTGACATCGGTGTCAGGGGGAGAGCGACATCAGTGGCAGGGGGAGGGTGACACCAGTGTCATGCCTAGAACCTACCTATTAGATCCCCTCTCTCTGGATACACGGGCGCGAGGATTTCGTCAGGCAAATGTTTCCCACCAGAAGACGCGTCCGATGATCTTCGGGGCATCCGGGTCGCCCAGGGTGTAGATCTCTTCCGGATACTCGATGTGGTTATCGCTGACCACACGCATGCGCCCCGGCGGAAGTCGGTAGAGACGCTTCACGCGCAGCATACCGCAATGGTCCAGTGCGTAGACCTTGCCGTCCAGAATCTGTCGGCACCCCTTGTCGATGCCGATTGGTGAGCCATCTACTATTACCGGCTCCATCGAGTCGCCAGTAACGGTGGCGCATGCCGCAAGCGATGGGTCTACACCGGCCTTCATCAATCGCGGCAGACTGAAGCGCATGTAGGCGCCGTGGTTCTCGATGACTTGAGTGCGACCATCGCCCGCTGCCATCTCGACCTCGCGGAAATATGGGATCTCGACCTCGTCATCTCTCAGAGGCTCATCCCCGTCCACGACCTCAGTTTCATGTAGCACCAGCTCGCTGGCATCGCCACGGTGGACAGGCCCTGATTCAAGCATCTCGCCTTCGCCAGTCGTAAGCCACCTCGCACTCACACCTAGTACATGAGCAATTTCAGCCGCATACCCAGTCTTGCGGGACTTACCCCGTTCAAGGTCGGAAACGCTGGTCTGATCTATGCCCACTCGTTCAGCAAGCTGCACTTGGGTGAGCTTGGCGTATTTTCGGGCGGCTTTAAGGCGATCTTTGAATTCCATAGAGTAATTATCATGGGCGCACCCATACTCTTGCAAATGGATATTCCCGTATTTATGATTACGGGTATACCCGTATGGAGCGGCGCTATGAAGAATATATTCGAACGTTTGGTCGATCACTTTGGGACTCAGGCCAAGGCTGCTGAGGAGCTTGGGGTCTACCAAGGGACTGTTTCTGGATGGGTTCGCGGAAAGCATGGGATGTCTCCAGTTCTGGCTCTCCGTGCAGAGAAATTAACTAGGGGCAAGTTCAAGGCTAAGAAGCTATGCCCGTCGCTGGGCCACTGCTTGCGAACCGCTAACAAGAAGACCGCCTGACAATCACAGCATAGGCCGCCGCCCATCACGGCCTAAACGGAACGAACACGGAGAGATTCACCATGGATAGCCATACAGTCCCTGAGCGGGACATGGATACCTATCTGGACGCGGTACATGACGTGGCCTTCGATTGCCATCCGAAGACGCTGGCGAGTGATATCGGCATGTCGGTGAAGTCGCTATATCGCCGCTTGGCAGAAGACGACCCGATGCCGATGCGCTTGATCGATTTCGTGGGGATCTTCTGGAACGTGGACCGCGAGCATCAGATGCGTCTGCTCGCCCCGTTTCTGGATTGCTTGGGGGTGGTTGCGGTGCCGCGTTGTGCGCATGGCGAGGTGAGTCGTGGGGACGTGTTCGCGTCTGTGCTGAAGGCACAGCAGGGCCAGGGCGCGATGGCGGCGCTGATTCAGGCGGCGATTGCGGACGATGAGATAGATGACAAAGAGGCTGCACAGCTGGAAGCGCAGCATAAGGCCATCGAGCAGCAGATGAGCACCTTGATGGGCCAACTACAGGCGATGCGCAAGCCGCTGAAGGTGGTAGGCAAGTAACGAAACGATAGATGCAAAGAAGCCCCGACGGCGACCAAACCATGACGGGGCATCTCAACTACGCCAAGGAAGTATGGCATGACGATCAAGACGAGTGAAGCCAGAGGCATGTTACTGAGCTATCGAGATTGGAGCTGCGAGGAACTCAGGCAGGAAACCTATCGACTGGCGGTGGCCATAGAGAAACGTGAGCGTGTGGGTGGCGTGCTTGATTTGCGCATGAGCATGCAACACCACCTGGCTGTGGTGGCCCTGCTGGAGTGTGGCAAGGGGCAGGGTGAGACGACCAATGCAGATGCTCGCCGGACCCTGTCGATCGACCACCACATGAGCGAGGCAGGACGCTTTGAGCGTTTGTCGCTGGGGATGGCTGCCAAGGGTGACGAGGTAACGGCATGACCATAACGACAAGCATGAGCACGGTACGTATTGAAGCCGAGATGGCTCGCGCGGGTCGTCATATCGCTCAGCGTGAAGATATCCGTCATGAGCAGCCGGTGCGGGCCCGTGAGTATCACGAAGCTTATGCCACTTGGCACAAGTGCAATGCCATTCTCGCTGCCCGCCGCGGGGACAAGGGCGATGAGCTGGGCGGCATGAAGTGGCATCGGGCGCATGCGGCACGTCACGTGAAGTTGGCAGGAGGTGGGGCATGAGTCTTCAAGCGATGGCATGGGCTCGCGAGGCGATGCCCACGCTGCCGGTAGCGATCAAGGCGGGGCCACGATTATTGCTGATGCTGATGGCTGATTACGCGAATGAGCAGGGTGTGTGCTGGCCGTCCATCCGTCGGCTGTCAGCCGAGATGGCGTGCTCGATGCGTACGGTGCAGCGCTCGATTGAGGCGTTGGTCGAGCAGGAATTGATGGAAGTGGTGCCACGTCAGACGAAGACCGGCCGCCAGACCTCGAATTTCTACCGTCTCGCCATGGGCGTGACTCAGCAACAGCAAGCCGCCGATGAGCCGTCACCGGAAGAGCTTGAGGCACTGATGGCCGGTAGTGATGAAGAAGAAGTGTCTGCCAGGCCTGCTGCCGCCATTGCTGAGCACCCGATCTTTGCCAATGTCGCTCAGCAGACTGACAGCGGCGAGCCGCAAGCGATTGCTACGGCTCGCCAGATATCAATGACGTTGGATTGGCGGCCGGATGCCACCCATTGGCAGGCAGAAGCACTACGCCGCGGTGACCCGAGTCTGACATGGGATCAGGGCGAGCTGGCGGACTTCACCGCGCACTTTGCGGATCAGCCGGGCCGGACGTACTCGCTTCATGCCTGGTGCGCCAAGTTCGTGCGCTGGGTGAGTGATAACCGCAAGCGAGAAGCGTCCCGTCAGGCCCGCATGAGCCAGAACACCAACACTTCATCGAACAACAATACTCGCAACGCTGGAGGCATCTATGGAAGCCATTGCTCAACTGGTCCAATCCGTAACTCGAGGCTCTCGGCCGCTGAAGGGCGTGCACTCATTGAGAAGCGCCGCCGCGAGCAAGCCGAAGGCCAGCCGCCGTCCGGCGACCTCATCGATGGCGAGTGGTTGTGATGACCTGCCACGGGTGAGCCAGAAGGCGGTGGATGCGCTGTTCGATCGCTTGGCCCAACTGCATGGCGCCCATTGGCACCGCCGCTGCCGTGAGATGGGGTGGGGCACTGAAGAGAATGGTCAGTGGGTGAGCTGTGATGCGGAAGGTGAGTGGCTGGCAGCCCTGAGCCACTTAAGCGCCCAGCACTTGCGCTGTGGCTTGCAGGCCGAGAAGGCCCGCACGGCCAAGTCGCTTCGGCAGCGCGGCAACGCCTTCCCGCCGGATAGTGCCATGCAGTTTGCCGAGCTATGTCAGATGACCCCCGAGGGGCTTGGGTTGCCGGACTTCGATACCGCGTGGCAGGCACTGCAGGATCACGCCTTCACCGGCAAGCCGTATTCGCATGAAGCTATCGCCGCGGCAGGTGAGCACATGGATCTTCACGGTATGGCGTTTGCCACCTATCAGCGTATGGACAAGCACGAACGTGCCTTTCGTGTGTACTACCAGCAGGTGGTAGAGCGCTTTGCCCGCGGCGAAGACCTCAAGCTGCAAGCTGCTATTGGTCATGACGGCCAACTGTCACCAGCGGAACGTGCCGTCATGGCGGGGGAAGACAAAGCACGCCAAGCAGCGGGAGATCTGGCAGGCATCACACCGATACAAGCACTGAAGATGATGCGGGGAGGGTTAGCGCATGGGTAATCATGAGCATCAAGCACTCACAACCACTACCGGTGCCAATGTTGGCGGAGCCCCACGGCCACGACGGGCGACGCTGGACAATCCCGCAAGTCAGTTAGGTCGTACCTATCTAGCGCTCAGTGAATCGCGCTCATGGCTGATGCTGCATGAGCTGGCCGCGGAGATCCTTGCCCGCTTCGACCGTCTGGATAGTGAAGCTGCCATCAGTGCGCGCTTGCGAGATCTGCGTCGCCAGCATGGATTGATCGTGGAGAGCCGCCGACGTGGAGACAGTGCTGCGCATGAATACCGCCTGATCCGCTTGGCGCCGGTGAGAGGTCAGCCGGATATGTTGGGGATGTTGCAGTGAGCTATCGCCCCGCTGGCAGCTTCAAGCGCCCGAATCGTTCAGCCCTGCGTCTCTGCTTTGCTTGCGGCAGGCGCGTGACCGTCCATCAACTGGCGGGATGCCTGGGGACGTGCAAGCACTGCATTGCCCTGGGTAGGCCACACTACAACGCCAAGGGTGGCCGGATAGGGGGAGCAGAGTGATGGCAAGCATAGAGGGTAAGTATGCCCAGATGGCCGAGATGCTGTTGGCTGCTGAGGGGTTCTTGATGTTTCTGGATCACGCCAAACGGCATCGCTACAAGCTTGACGAGAACACCATTCCGGATGGGACTCATCAATATGAGGATGGCGTGGATTTCCTCTGTAAGGCGTGTGGTGTTACGTCCCTGGCCGAGATGGACAAGAGCAAGCGATCTGGCCAGATGCTGCCACGAATCATCGCCAACTTCCGACGTTGGCAGTCAGCGCAAAGGAGACCTGAATGAGTTGGGCAACACATCCTTCCGCCAAGATGGCGGCCCGCAAGTCGCCGAACCGTACCGCCGGCCAAGCCCGCAAGTCGGCGCCACGCATCGACCGCGAGGGCAACGAGCAAAAGGTACTGATCCGTTGGCTCAAAGGCGAGCAGCGACGCGGGGAGCAGGTGGGGGTGCTGCTAGAGGATGTCACCTATCACATCCCCAATGGCGGCAAGCGCAACAAGAAAACGGCTGCCGACCTCAAGGCCCAGGGCGTTCGTGCCGGTGTCAGTGATCTAGTGGTTGCCTCAGCGCGAGGCGGGTGGCATGGCCTCTATATCGAGTTCAAAGCAGCACCGCCTCACAATGCCGATTTTTCGGCCAGCCAGCGCGAATGGCTTGAGAAGATGGAGGGCAATGGCTATCTGGCAGTGCTGGCCAAGGGCGTGGATGAGGCCAAGGCGGTGCTGGTGGCCTATGCAAGCTGGCCCGAGACGGTGGTGGCCGGCGAGCCGGAGGTGATGCCGCATGGCAGTGAGTGGCGCAAGGCAACGGCATAGCGCTCACGTAGTAACCCGGAGCAGGAGGGCAGGACATGCAGCGGATCGAGGATATGGGGCTGGCGGAGGTCTTCCGCCTGATCGAGAAGCTGCCGGAGGGCGTGAGGCGTCAGCAGGCATTGGCACATGCTCTGGATGAGCTGCTCGAGGAGGAGATCGAGTATCGCACCGGGCTGCGCCATCAGAATGCCGGGTGGCATCAAGTATCATCGGTGGGCGGCATGGGAGAAGGGCGTGGCGATTGCACAGGGTTGGTGGATCACGTCGGCAAGGCAGCAGAGCGCTATCAGCAGGAAAGCCAGTGGCGAACGATGGCAGCGGCGCTGCTGTCACGCCTGACCGATCGTCAGCGCATGGCGGTACTGCTGGCGGCCTATGCGATCCCGCCGGTACAGCATTGCCAGTCACCGCGCATGATGACCCAATCGCAGGCCGTGGCGGCTCAGGTGGCGATTCTGGCGCGACTGGGATGGGTACCCGGGGCAGTGAAGGTGGAGCCGTTCAAGTCATCTACATCGCTTCGAAAAGCAGCAGCGCACGGCCGTGACTCGCTACTGTATATGGTACTTTCTCAGGCAGAAATGGCCGCCTGACTACCACATGTTGCAAAAGTGGCCGCGAGAGGGTACGATCCAGCTATTGTGTGATTCTTGCGTCTCTGGATCACCACTCATTTCAAGGCCCTGCCATCTGGCGGGGCTTTTTGGTTGTGGGCTCATGAAATTGACTAAGAATCAACAATGACAGGATTCCGTTCCGTTGAATCGTAAACGCTACTGTGTAGATACATTTTTTACGAAAATTACCGAATGGACACAAATGTCATGAGAAATATCACTCGAGAGCTAATCTCAAATGGGGAAAAAGGTGGTGTTTTGCAACTAGGGCAAGCGCTCAATCGAGTCATAGAGGTTGAGCACTTGACTCTTCGTGAGCTTGTCGAGCGTTTCCGACATCAAGGTCTCACACGTGAGCTGGCCTTGCGGGCGTGTAATAGAGAACGTCAAAATCAGAAGCACTTGGAGGCCCGTCAGACGCTGAGAAGTGTATTCTCCAATAGCAGATTCTCCGAACGCGCTTTCCCCGCCTCAAGCCTCATGGAGTGAATAATGCTCGATGAAAGCGAGTTCACACGGCTTACACATGAACTTGCTGAAGCATCACTGATTCACGGTCGTTCCCGCAGACGATATTCGTAGTGTGTTCCATGTGATTTGCGAGCCCTGCCATCCGGCGGGGCTTTTTCGTATCTGACTACCGGTGATGCCCATGCCTGCACATGCCCCCGCGCACTGGCTCGATGAGGTCGAGCTGGTGGGCTTCGATGCGCCTGTTGATCCGGCGGCTGACGATGCCAGCAATCTGGCGGCCTTCCTGGACACTATTGCCTATGCCGAGGGCACGCCGCGTTTCAGTTCGATTGAGGGCTATGACGTGCTGGTGGGCGGCAATACCTTCGACGGCTTCGATGATCATCCCCGCCAGTCGGTATGGCTGAAGTCGTACAACATCCACAGTACAGCGGCGGGCCGGTATCAGTTCCTCGTGCGTACCTGGGATGACCTGGCCAACCGCTTCCACCTGCCGGACTTCTCGCCTGCCTCGCAGGATGAGGCTGCCAAGCAGTTGATCCGGCAGTGTCGGGCATTGGGCATGGTGTATGACGGCCGCATCGCTGAGGCCATCCATGCGTGTCGGCGCATCTGGGCGAGCCTGCCAGGTGCAGGATATGGGCAGCGTGAGCTTGATACCGATGAGCTGCTGGGCGTGTACGTGCGTGCTGGCGGCCACATCGCATAACGATAATAACGAACTACGCAGGGCCTACCGACTCAGGAGGCCATATGCAGAATGACGACCACGAGCCCGCCGATATGCCACACCGCGATCCATCCACATGGCAGATGCTGTTGGAGTGGCTGCAGCCGTATCAAGCCAACCTCTATGCAGCGGGGCTGTCATTCGTGATCGCGCTACTGCGCGGCCTGCATGCCGGCGGCCGCTTCTACAAGTCATTGCTCGAGGCGACCTTGGTGGGTGGCCTGACATTGGCACTCAAGCCGCTGCTGGACTGGGGTGGCTTGGATCAGGACATGGCCGTGGCCATCGGGGCTGCGATTGCTTTCCTCGGTGTCGAGTGGCTGCGTGCCAAGTCTGATGCCTTATTCGACAAGGTGGTGGGGCGATGGTTGCGTTGATCACGACCGCATGGGCATGGGGCCGCAAGCTGATATCAGGCGTGAAGATCGAGGTCATCCTGATGGCGGTGGTGCTGGGCTGGGGTGCGATGAAGACCTATGAGGCGACCAAGGCCGAGCAGCATGCCAATGATCTCAAGGCTGAGCTATCCACCGAGAAGGCGGTCAACCGCGGCCTCGAGATGATGGCGCTGCACTACGGCAATCAGATGAAGCGATTGTCCGTCGCACTGGAGGCACGCGAAGCCCGTCGCGCCTTCGATGATCGTTCAATCATGGCTGCCCGAGCAGCTGCTGGCCGGATGGAGAGAGACGATGCGACGACTGCTGAGTGGGCTGACCGGCCTGTGCCTGACGCTGCTGCTGAGTGGCTGCAGCGCCTTCGAGAGCAAGTCAGTGGTGATGCCCACTGAGTGGCAGTGCACACTTGAGGTGCCGAGCTATCTGCTCGATCCACTACCCGCCCCTGATCGGTTGGTGACAACCAATCGTGATCTGCTTAGCTTGCTGGCCGACTATGAATCACAGCGCAGGCATTTTAATCGCGATCGACTTTACTTGAGTAGTATCATTAACGAGTGACTTTAGAACTTTTTGATTTCTTTCAATATTTTATTTCTTTCAACTTGAGATACTACAGGGGTATCGATGTATTTTTTTCGAAGTAAAAGCTGTCTGTAAAACGTGGCTTTTATTATTTTTCGACCAACTATATAGGCTACTACCATCGCAGAAAAGAAAACTATTGATTTTAGGAATTCGGAGGAAGCCTGTAATGATAATAATTTAGTAACTATTTCTACTGTTTCAGACTTTAAGCTGGAAGATAATATTGCAAAGACTATATAATTCAATGTTAAAATTGCAAGCCATATAAAAACAGAGGCTCTAGTTTTATATTCAATGTTTGAGAATGTTATCAGGCAGTCAGAGGTTCTCAATAATTTTTTGTTTTTTAGACAATAGTTAAGAAATTTATAGTCATTTTTCTTTACTGTGATGAGATCCAGTGTTTCTGTTCTGATCTCAAAGTTAAATATGTATGTAAATTGATTTTTTATTAAATCTAGTTCTTCGGTAGTTCTTGTGTTGCTGTTGATGTTGATTAGAGAGAATAAATCTCTAAGATCTTCTCTAGAAGATTTTCTCCTTTGATGACTACCATATTTTACCGTGGCACATAGTGCTAAGAGGGGCAGTATGAATTGACAGGTAAAAGATATGAATTCCATTTCCTAAATCTTCCTTTCACTTGTTGTACTAGTAATGCGATATTTAAATAACATCAACATCAAGGATGTTAATTTTACGATAATAGGGTATCAGTTATTTTCGTCGAAGTAATTACTGGGTCCTTTTGAGAGCTTCCAGAGTGACCACGGGGGCGCAGACTCGCGGATCTCGGCATTTTTTCGAGTTTCTAGCGTCGGCAGCAGCACCTCATGCAATCCCGCATGGCTATTGACTTTCGAGGTGCCGATGGTGCCGATGCTTCGGCAGTGACGTGATCAGCAGAGGGTGGCCAGCGCATGGCAGACATCAGCGCACTACAAGAGGCGTACCACTGGAATATCACCCGCATTGCTGACGCCTTCGGATTACACCGCGACACCGTGCGCAAGCGGCTGCGCGCCGCTGGCGTAGTGCCGGCCGGCCAGCGTGGCGGGGCCAGTGTCTACGCCCTGGCGGATGTCGGCCCCGCGCTTTACTCCGACATGATCGGGGCGGCCGGCACTGACCCCGATGATCTGCCGCCCCAGGATCGCAAGGCGTGGTATCAGTCTGAAACCGAGCGCGTGAAGCTCGAGCAGCAGCTGCGCCTGCTGGTGCCGGTGGAGGATGCGCACCGCGAGATGAGCCGGCTCGCCAAGGCGGTGGCCAGTGGCCTGGATTCGCTGGCCGACATGCTGGAGCGCGACGCCGGCCTGGCGCCCGAGAGCATCCAGCTGGTGGAGCAGGTGACCGATGCGCTGCGCGAGCAGATGTATCAGGCCGTGATCGCTGACGACGGAGAGGCCGACGATGACTAGCACCGCCAGTGCCGCTTCTATCCGGCGTGATGTGGCCGAGCTGATTCGCCCGCCGCGCCGCATCCAGCCCAGTGAGGCAGCGGCCGAGGCGATGAAGGTGGTCAGCGGTGATGGCACCGTGCGCGATTGGAGCGCCGACACCACCCCGTATATGCGTGAGCCGCTGGATTGCATGGGATCACGGCTGTACGACGCCGTGATCTTTGTCGGTCCCGCGCGTACCGGCAAGACCAACGCCTTGGTGGATGGTTACGTCGCCTACAAGATCGAGTGCGACCCCGGCGACGGCTTGATCGTTCAGATCAGTGAGGAGAAGGCGCGCGAGTTCAGCAAGAAGCGCATCGATCGCATGCTGGTCAACTCGCCTCGTCTGGTCGGCCGCATGAGTCCGCGCGGGCACGATAACAACGTGCATGACAAGACGTTCCGTGCCGGTAACTACCTGGGCATCAAATGGCCATCAAAGAACGTTCTCGCCTCGAGTGATTACCAGTTCGTACTGATCACCGATTTCGACCGCCTTCCCGATGACGTGGATGGAGAGGGTAGTGCGTTCCTGCTCGCCAGCAAGCGAACTCAGACATTCGGCTCCACCGGCATGACGCTGGCCGAGTCTTCGCCGGGACGAGAGATCACCGACCCCGACTGGCGCAGGCCAGATGACGCGCCGCACATGGCCCCACCAACCACCGGCATTCTGGATCTCTATAACGCCGGTGACCGCCGGATCTGGTACTGGCAATGCCCCGAGGCGCACTGCCGGCAGTGGTTCCCGCCGGTGATGGACAATTTCTCGCGGCAGGCGGGGTGCGTGTTCTGCCCGCATTGCGGCACCGAGATCGACCCCGCGGCAAAGCGTCAGTTAAACCTGGCCGGCCGCTGGGTGCCCGAGGGTGCCCAGCTCGATGAGGCCGGCGAGATGATCGGCACCCCGCGGCGCTCGCGTATCGCCTCATTCTGGATGGAGGGGCCGGCCGCGGCCTTCCAGTCCTGGGCGTCGCTGAATGAAAAGCTCCGGCGTGCCGAGGAGACTTACCAGCAGACTGACAGCCAGGAAACGCTCAAGGCGGTGATAAATACCGATTGGGGCCGGCCCTATCTGCGCCGGCGCGCAGCCACGCAACGCTCGAGCGAGCGTCTGGCTGATCGCTCCGAGGATTACCAGCGCCGCACCGTACCCCAGGGCGTGCGCTTCCTGACCGCCGCCGTGGATGTACAGGGCGGCAAGGATCGCCGCTTTGTCGTGCAGATCCAGGGCTGGGGCGCGCACCGCGAGTGTTGGGTGATCGACCGTTTCAACATCAAGGAGGATCGCGGCCCCGACAACGATCAGGCGCCGCGCCCCATCTCGCCGGCCACCCAGCCAGAGGATTGGGATCTGTTGACCCGTGACGTGCTGCTGCGCAGCTACAAGCTCGACGATGGCAGCGGCCGGCGCATGCCCGTGGCATCCATCGCGGTGGACACCGGCGGCGAGGGTGATGGCGAGGAGAGCGTGACAAGCCAGGCGTATGACTGGCACCGGCGGCTGCGCCGCGATGGCCTGCAGTCCCGCGCGTTCCTGGTCAAAGGCTCGAGCACGCGCGGCAGCTCGCGGGTGCGCAAGACATGGCCGGACAACACTAGCCGCAAGTCGCGCCAATCCACCGCGCGCGGTGATGTCCCGCTCTACCTGCTGGGCACCGATCTGCTGAAAGATGCCGTCGCCGCCATGATGGACCGCGACAACGCCGGCGCGGGCTACCTGCATACACCCAGCTGGCTGGGGCGCTGGTGGTACGACGAATTGACGTATGAGATCCGCGACCCCGCGAGCGGCAAATGGCGCAAACCAGGCAAGCGCCCCAATGAGGCATTTGATCTGTGCGTGTACAACCTGGCGCTGTTCATCCTGATGAAAGGCGAGCGCATCGAATGGAGCGCGCCGCCGCCCTGGGCAGCCGCCTGGGATGACAACGCGCTGATCTCACAGTCGCCAGACGCCCCACCCGCCGCCACACAACCCAAGCCACCGGCCGCGCGCAAGCGCCGGCGGGTGGTCAAGTCGCGCCTGTAAACTTGGCCGGCTGCAATCCTGGAGCTTTCCCCATGGCATATACCGCCGCTGATCTCGCCCGCGTTCGCCAGGCGGTGCTCGACCTGGCCACCGGCCAGCGGGTGACATCGTTTCGCACGGCCAACGGTAAAACGCTGAGCTATGCAGATGCCGACATCGACAAGCTACGCGAGCTGGAACGCACCATCTCCGCCGATGTGCTGGCTGCCTCGCGCGTAGGTCGCCGCCCGCGCTCTCGCACCCGCTACACCACGACATCAAAGGGGCTGTGACATGGGATTGATCAGCAGCCTATCGCGAGGCATGCGCCGCGCTGCCTCGAGCATGGGGATCAAGGCGAGCGCCTATGAAGGCGCCAGCCAAGGCCGGCGTATGGCAGGGCGTGGCGTGACCACCACCGGCCCCAATGCCGCCATCGCCCACTCGCTGCCGCTGCTCAAGTCGCGCAGTCGCCACGCGGTGCGCAATAACGCATACGCCAGCGGCGCGCGCGAGAGCTACGTGGCCAATCTGGTGGGCACCGGTATCAGACCCCAGTGGGCTGATCCCGAGATCCAGACACTGTGGGATCGCTGGGCAGGCGAGGCAGACGCCGATGGCATGGATAGCTTCTATGGCCTGCAGGCGCTTGCGCTGGGCAGTCAGTTCGAGGCCGGCGAGGTGCTGGGGCGCTTCCGCTATCGCCGCCTGACCGATGGGCTGAGCGTTCCGCTGCAGCTGCAGGTGCTCGAGGCCGATCATCTGGACGCCAGCTATTCCACCACGATGACCGGCCGCGTGATCAAAATGGGCATCGAGATGGACGGCATTGGCCAGCGTCGCGCCTACCATCTCTGGCGCTACCACCCCGCTGAGAAGCTGACCGCGCAGATCAATGCTCGCGTGCCAGTGCCGGCCGATCAGGTGCTGCACCTTTACCGGCGCACCCGCCCTGGTCAGCTGCGCGGGGTGCCTGAGCTGACCAGCGTGATCGTGCGGCTCTATGAAATCGACGCCATGCAGGATGCCACCTTGGCACGCCAGAAACTGGCGCAGCTGTTCGGGGCATTCGTCAAGCGCAAGGCTGACGCTGACCCCGAGGAGGACGTGCCATTCTTTGGCACTCATGTGGAGGGCGGCGAGCCTGGCGAGGGACTGGAGGAGTTTTCGCCAGGTGGCATCCACTACCTGGAGGATGGCGAGGAGGTGACATTCTCCGACCCGCCCGACATTGGCAGCAGCTACACCAACTGGCTGCGCACCGAGATGCACGCGGTGGCACGCGGCGCCGGCCTGACGCATGAGCAGCTGACCGGCGATCTGCAGGGCGTCAACTATTCCTCGATACGCGCGGGGCTGCTGGAGTTCCGCCGGCGGGCTGAGATGCTGCAGGCCGATCTGGTGATCCACAAGTGGTGCCGCCCCATCGCGGCCAAGTGGCTCGACACGGCCGTGAGCAGCGGGGCGCTGGTCATTCCTGACTACGCACGCCGCCGCGCGGATCTGCTGGCCATCGACTGGATCGCGCCCAAGTGGCAATGGGTGGACCCCGTGAAGGAGGTCACCGCCGATCTGATGGAGGTGCGCGCCGGCTTCAAGCCTCGCGGCGAGGCGGCAGCAGAGCGCGGCTGGTCGCTCGATCAGCTCGACAAGGAGATCGCGCGCGGCAACGTGAGCGCAGATGACCAGGGGCTGGTGCTCGATTCCGACCCGCGCCGCGTGGCCAAGAATGGCACCGCGCAAGCGAACGACCCAGACCCTGACGCCGACCCCGACCAATGAGGAATCACCATGAAATGGTTTGAAGTACAGGCGGCCGACGATGGCCGTCACGCTGACGTGTGGATCAATGACCAGATCGGCATCGACTGGTGGAGTGGTGACGGCACCACGGCCAGCGCGTTTATCAACGCCATCGCGTCGCTGGGCGATGTCGAGGCACTGACCGTGCATATCAACTCGCCAGGCGGCGACGTGGCCGATGGCATCGCCATCGCCAATTATCTGCGCGGCCACAAGGCCCAGGTGACCACGCGCGTGGAGGGCATCGCTGCCTCTATCGCCGCGACCATCGCCATGGGCGGTGACCGCCGCGAGATGGCCACCGGCTCGCTGCTGATGATCCACGACCCGTGGACCGTCGCCATGGGCAACGCCACCGAGATGCGCAAGCTCGCGGATGATCTCGACACCATCCGCAATGGCATCCTTGAGCTATTCGTCGCGCGTGCCGGCGAGCCGCGCCGCGTCGAGATCCAAGAGGCGATGCGCGCAGAAACCTGGATGACCGGCGAGGACGCCATGGCGCTGGGATTGATCGACGCCGTGGATACTGACCTCAAGGCGGCCGCCTCGATTGGCGATTACTCCCGCGCCCTGGCCGCTGCCGGCCGCTCTGCCCAGCATCACCTCGAGCAGCAGCGCGCACCGGCGCAGTCTGCACCCAGCGCCATGAGCGCCGCCGATGTGTTGGCGCTGGCCTTTGGTATCGAGCCCGAGCAGGCCGAGGCCCGCGCCGCTGAGCTGGGCGATCAGATCCTCGCCTGGCGTGACAAGCCGGCCACCGCGCCGGCCGCCGATACCGCTGCCCTGCAGCGCGAGGCTGTCGCGGCTGAGCGCGAGCGCGTGGTCGCCATCATCGACACCTGCACCACCACTGGCCAGCACCAGCTGCTCGCCAAGCTGGTCGGCAGCGACATGCAGACCGACACCGCCCGCGAATACGTTTTCGACGTGGCTGCTGCCTCGAGCGCCGGCGTGCATTCCAGCCACTCGCCCGAGGGTGGCCAGCGTGCCGGCATCGACACCCAGGGCATCTATGCCCGCCGCCGCGCGCGCAGCGCATCCTAACCGCACTACCTGGAGAGCATCATGACCCCGATTCAACACACCGAGCCGGCCCGCACCGGCGAGCACGTACTGTCCGAGGCTGCCGGCTCCCGCTCGCGCGAGTCGATCTGGATTGCCGCCGGCGCGGTATTGGCCGCCGGCACCGTGCTGGCTAAAAACCATCTCGGCAATTATGTCGCCCACGACCCCGAGGACGATGGCTCGACTGGCATCGCTGCTGGCATTCTCTATGGACCGGCAGACGCCACCAAGGGGCCGGTGCCTGCTGTCGCGCATGTGCGCGATTGCGAGGTGAATGGCACTGCCGTCACCTGGGCAGAGGGAATGAATGATGGGCAGCTGGCTGACATGGCCGCTGATCTTTCCGCTATCGGCATCATCCTGCGTGGCGTTGAGCTGCCGGTGGGAACGATGATTGATATTGGCGACCTTGATGACATTCCCGACGAATAACTGATCCGCACTCACACCGTCTAATGCGCCGCCCACTGGGCGGCGTTGTCGTTTCTAACGCACGACCCCGACCGTACCCGATATCTCAAGGAGGGCGACATGCCCGCTGATATTTTCTCCTCTGACATCTTCTCTATCGGCAGCCTGACGGCCTCGATCAACGAGGCCGATTATGTGCCGTCCCGCCTGGGCCAACTGGGCATCTTTGAAGAAACCGGCATTGCCACTACCAGCGCCACCGTCGAGAAGGATGGCGACACCCTGGCGCTGGTGCCGGCTGGCGAGCGTGGCGCACCGGCCACCCCGCTGGGACGCAACAAGCGCACCGGCGTCACCTTCAATGCCGTTCACCTTCCGGTGACTGAAACCATCCTCGCAGACGAGGTGCAGAACGTGCGCGCCTTCGGCAGCGAGGATCAGCTCGAGGGCGTGCAGCAGGTGGTCGATAAGAAGCTGGGCAAGATGGCGCGCCGCATCGACGCGACCCTCGAGTGGCAGCGCATGGGTGCTCTGAAAGGCAAGATTCTGGACGCTGACGGCAGCACCGTGATCACGGATCTCTATGGTGCATTCGGCATCCAGCAAAAGACCGTGAAAATGGCGCTCAACTCTGACAGCACCAGCGTGCAGGGCAAGGCGCTGGACGTGCTCGAGGGCGTCGAGGACTCACTCAAGATGCTGCCTTTCACCGGCGCGCATGCGTTCTGTGGGCGCAGCTTCTGGCGCAAGCTGATCAGCAATGCAAGCGTGCGTGAGGCGTATCTCAACCAGCAGAGCGAGAAGCTGCGCGGCGATGGCCGCGACGCCTTCGAGTTTGGTGGCATCACCTGGGAGCGCGCCGTGGGCAATGTCGCCGGCCAGCCCTTTGTCGCCACCGGCGAGGCTGTCGTGATCCCGATGGGCGTGCCGGATATGTTCATCGCGCACTACGCGCCGGCCGATTATGTCGAGGCTGTGAACACCATCGGCCTGCCGTTCTACTCCAGCACCGACCGCCTCAAGCACGGCAAGGGTGTGGAGCTGGAGGCGCAGTCAAACCCGATCATTCTCAACACTCGCCCGGGCGCGTGCATCCGTTTGGTCGAGACGGCCTGAGCCAATGAGTATCGACGAGATCGAGGCAGCCGCCAACCGGCGGCTGTTCGGTGTCGGCGGCCTCAGCGTGCCCGCCACCGTTACCCCGCGTGGCGGCACGTCTATCTCTACCAGCATCATCATCGATCGTGACGCCACCATCACCGACGATTACGGCATCGTGCTGGAATCGCGGTGTGAGGTGGGCGTGCTGACCGAGGCGGTGGGGCGGGTGGAGCGAGGCGCCGTGATCGATACCGGCAAACCCGATGACCGCTGGATGTTGATCGAGCCAATAGGCGATGACGGATTCGAGCAACGCTGGACGGCCACGAGGATCTGACTCATGGCGAGTACTGATCTGCACGACCTGCAGCAAGTCGCTGATGCCTTTCGCTTGGCACCCCAGGCAGCGCAAAAGGCCACGCAGCTTGCGCTCAATTCAGCGGCGCGGCGGGCCCGCACTTTGGGCAGCGCTGCGGTCCGGCAGCAGGTGGCGCTCTCTGCCACCTATGTAAACGACAATCTCAAGGTGCGCAGCTTTGCCACCTCGAGCGATCTCACAACGCGAATCGCGGCCAATCCTCGCGCAGTCCTGCTGACGCGCTACGGGGCCAAGATGCGCACCGTGGCTGCCACCAGCCGGCGCGGCCTCAAGGGTGACCCAGCACGGGGCATCGCTGCAGGTCGCAAGGCAGCCGGCGTGAAGGGCGTCAGGATGAAGGCTGGCAGCAGCACCAAGCGAATCGAGGGCGCGTTCTGGGTCCGCCTGGCCGGCACCGGCCAGTGGGCACCGGCAGTGCGTACCGGCGATGGGCGCAGCGACTACCGCGTGATGCACGGCCCCAGTGTGCATCAGGTGTGGTCTGACGTGCGCAACACTATTGCCCCCGAGGCGATGGAGCATGCCCGCACCGAGTTTATCCGCCAATTCGACCGCTTGATCTGATCACCGCCCCTACCATCTCGCGAGGCCACCATGCCCGAATCACTGGCAGCGCCAGAGCTGCCCATCACCACACAAGCCATGCGCGCGCTGCAGGCCAGGCTGGCCAGTATCACGCGCGCCAATGGCTATCACACCGATCTCGGCCTGAGCATCTGGCGGGGATTCTGGATTCTGGCGCTGAGTGCTCGCCAGCATGTGCCGATTCTGGCGCTGCAGTCCGATACCGAGCGTCCCACCGACACGCGGCAAAATCGCGCCAAGCTCAGCACTGACGCGCGCCTGGTGCTGGTGGTCGATGCACTGCCGCGCACTGAGGATGATGCGACCGCCGGCGAGACGGCAATCGAGGCAGGGCTGGCCGATCTGCGCCGGTGCCTGCTGATGGATCAAAGCGATGATCTGACGCGCGTGCTCAAGCACAACGGCATGACCCTGGGCGCGGCCGAGTACGCACTGGCCGAGGATTCCCGCTACGCCCTGGCATCCATGCCAGTGACCATGGAGTGCGTCGAGCAGTACACCTGATCGCGCATCACCGCACGACACCCACCACCCCGCATATTTGGAGAGCCACAACATGGCCACGAAAACCTATAGCTATCTCGGCAAAGGCATGGTGTATCTGCGCAACCGCTCAAGCGGTGGCGGCCTCAAGCAAGTGGGCAACTGCAGCGCCCTCGAGTTCTCTGTCGAGACGGATACGCTGACCCAGGCCGACTACACCCAGGCCGGTGGCGGCAACGCCAATGAGATCCAGCGTGTCAGCAGCGTGGGCGCCAGCATCACCATGCTGGAGCTGCGCCCCGAAAACGTGGCGATGGCGCTGCGCGGCACTCGCTCCGAGGTGCAGAGCGCACCCGTCACCGGCGAGCGTCACACCGCCTACCCTGGCACCCTGCTGGCACTCAGCAAGACGCCTGACCGCACCCAGAGCATCACCGTCACTATCGACCCTGATGGTGCGGGTGATGAGGCCATCAAGGATGTCGATTACGAGATCACCGGCGCGGGCGTCTATGTGACCGAGGGCGGTGCCATCTCTGAGGGCGACGTGGTGGCCATCGACTACACCAGCGCCATGGCGGACGTGATCGAGGCCATGACCGGCAGCGGCGACGAATACGAATTGGTGTTCGATGGTTTGAACGAAGCCGAGAGCGACCGCCCCGTGACCGTCACCGCGCACCGCGTCAAGTTCAGCCCGACCACTGGGCTGGCGCTGATCGGTGATGACTTTGGTGATCTGTCGCTCGATGGCAGCCTGCTGGTCGATTCTGGCAAGGTCGGTGCCGGCGTGTCGCGCTACTTCAAGGTCGCCATGGCAAGATAAAGCCTGTATATATAGAATAAACCATTTGTTATTAAAAAACATGCGGACAAGGACGTCTATATGGACTGCTTATTAAGCTTATTAACTTCTGAGTGGGTTGTTTTTTTATTTGTATATATTGAGATTCTTATTGTATTATTGTTTTTGTCGCACCCAGAATTCCAATGGTTTTTGAAGTTGGTTCGGCACAAGATGAGTATATTTTATAAGTTAGTAAAAGATAAGCTTGTTGCTATTGATGATAAACCATCTACCCGATTGTTTGTTATGATTGTGATTTATGTTTTTGTTGATATAATTCGGGAAAATAATATATTGACATATTTTTTAAAACCTCTCGGTACGTCTTGGCTCGCAGGCTTTATATCTAATATTCTGGCGATCAGGATAGAAATAGATCTAAGCAATTTTTATGTAGCTTGCACCACTCTTGGAGCCGCACTAGTAGCCGCGGTCTATGCAGCAGAAGCGTTGTATAGTAGAAAAGAAAATATTGCAGGTAAGAGTCAATTGTATATGTTCCGTAGAGAGAGTATATATACTAAATATAAGAAGGTTTTCTACGGCAATATGCTTTATGCTACTTATACAGCCATGTTGGTTATTATTTGTTCCTTGGTTGGACTGTTTTTTAATATTGACGGAGCTCCAAGATTCTCTACGGCATTGTTTTTTTTGGTGTTAGCTTCAGTATGTTATACGCATAAGATTTTATTGATGAGTACCTCGATAAAACACAAAAACCTAGCTTGATAAAAATTAAATAACCCGTCTTGGCGGGTTTTTTTACGCCTGGAGAAAACTATGGCTCTATCGGATCTCGCCGCCGAGCTGGTGCTCAAGGCAAAAAACCTGATTTCTCCGAGCACCGATGCAGCGGCCGATAGTGTCGGCAACCTCTCGGCAGAGGCTGCCGCGTTGCGAGATACGCTGGATCAGCTCGAGGATCAGCGCGCCCTGGTGCGTGCCTTCGAGCAGGCCACCACTGCCACCGGCAAGGCGCAAAAGGAGTGGGACAAAGCCACCGACAAGGTGCGCGCGCTCGAGCAGGAGATCGAGGCCAGTGGCCAGGCGAGCATCGCGCAGCAGAATCGCCTCGAGGCTGCCCGTGCTGTTGCCACGCGCGCCGGTGACGCCTACGCGCAGCAAGCGGCCCAAGCGGCGCAGCTGGGGCAGAGCCTGACTGACGCCGGCATCGATACCGGCAATCTCTCCGAGGAGCAGCTGCGGCTGGCGCGTGAGGCCCGCGAGGCCCAGAACGCACTCAATGGCATGGGCAGCTCAGCCGCCCAGGCAGGCGATCAGGCAGAGGAGGGCAGCACGGGACTGCAGCGTGCCCGCCAGGCGCTCAACGATTGGAGCAAGGCAGCCGCCGGTGCCGCTGTTGCCGGCAGTGCGCTGGTAGTCGGATTCGCTGCACGCCTGACCGCCCAGCAATCTGAGCTGGCGCGCGAGCTGGACAACGTAAGTCAGCGCACCGGCGTGGGTATCGTTGCCCTGCAAAAGTACCGCTACGCCTTCGAGCGCGCGGGGCTGGATGCTGACGAAGCCGGCGACATCTTCCAAGACGTGGCCGACAAGATTGGCGACGCCTTCGAGAATGGCGGCGGCGACGCCATGGATGCGCTCGACCGCGTTGGTGTGGCAGCCCAGGATCTGATCGGCCTCGCCCCTGATGAGATGTTTCTGCGCCTGGCGGCCGCCATGAAGGATCTACCCCAGGCGAGCCAGATCACATTCCTCGAGTCTCTGGCCAGCAACGCCTCGCGCTTGCAACCGCTGCTCGCCAACAATGCCGAGATGCTGCGCCAGCTGGGCGATCAGGCCAGCGAGCTGGGGCTGATCATGTCGCCCGAGCAGATCGCGAATCTGCTCAAGACTGACGAGGCTATCAACGGGCTGCAGACCCGCCTGCAGGGCATCTCGACTCAGCTGCTCTCGAAACTCTCGCCGGCCGTGGAGGACATGGCCGATGCCTTCGATGACGCGCTGGGCGATAACTCTGGATTGGTCGATGAGATGGCCACCGCCATCACTGGGCTGATCAAGATCGGCACCGACTGGGCGCGCAGCTTTATCGACAACCGCGAGCAGATCGCGGCCTCGATGCAATCGCTGATCGATGTTGGCCAGCTGATGGGCAATGGCCTGGTCGCATCGTTCCGGCTGGTGCAGTCAGCCGCCGCTGGCGTGACCGCCGGTGTCGCGGCGCTGGGCACTGGCATTCTGCAGCTCAACGCCAAGTCGCTCGAGCTGCTGAATAAAGTCGGCATTGCATCTGATCAGGAGGTTGCCAACGCTCAGGCCAAGGCCCAGGCGGCAGAGGCCACGCTGGCCGACCTCAACGCAGACGCGGCGCGCTATTTCAATCAAGCCAAGGAGGCCGGCAAGGCAGCGGCCAACGCCTTTGATAACTCCACCGAGGCGGTGGAGGAGCAAGCCAAGGCGGCCGGCATCACTGCCGATCAGCTCGACAAGCTGGCAGAGGGTGCCGATGTTGTCGATGGCAAGATGCTATCGCTGACCGAAACCCAGCAGCGCCAGGCTGATGCGACCCGCGCTCAAGGCAAGGCAGCAGAGGCAGCCGCCGAGGCATTGGGCACCTCGCTCAATGAGCTGAGCACCGGCATCAGCGACAGCGAGGCTGAGGCAATCGATGCGTTCGACCGCCTCGCCAATAACTCTCAGGTCAGTGCCGGCCAGGTGGCGACTGCCTTCGAGGCAGCCATGGGCGAGATCAGCTCAGAGAAGGGGCTGGCGGCGTTCCGTGCGCTACTCGATGAGCTGGTCAGTTCCGGTGTCGCCGGTGCCGAATTGCTCGAGCAGCGCCTCAAGCTGACCGGCCAGGCTGCCGCTGATGCACTGGGCCTCTCGCTGGAGGATCTGACCACCGGCATCAGCAAGGCTGAGACCAAGGTGATCGCATCCTTCGACACCCTGGCGCGTCAGGGTGATCTGACCGGCAAGCAGCTGGCTGAGGCGCTGGGCGAGGCACTGACGCAGCTGGATGGCGACAAGGCGCTCGATGCCATCCGCGATACGCTGACCGGCTTGGTGGCTGATGGCGTCACGGGGGCGGGTGCTCTGCGCGGCGTCTGGACCGAGTACAAGGCGAGCATTGACCAAACGACCATCGCGCTCGAGGAGCAGCGCGCCCAGGATGCCGCGACCCAGGCCGAGGCAGTCAAGAATCTGCGCATCATCCAGAACGCGCGGCAGGCAGCCCAGGCAGAGGATGCGGCTGCCACCCAGTCGGCCGTCAGCAATGTGGAGGCTCGCGCCAGTGTCATCGGCGGCGGGCTGGCTGCCATCTATAACAAGGCGGCCAACGCCACCCAGGCGCTCAGCGCTCGCGCGGGCTCAGCGTTCAAGTCCGCCATGACCGGCAGCAGTGGCGTCACCGGCACCGTGGATCTGCTGCGCGACAAGATCGCTCAGCTCGAGGAGTCCGTGGGCAATGCCTTTGTGGCATGGAAAACCCGCGCTGACCCGATGGGTGTCAATAAGTATCTGGCCAAGGTGGCGGCAAATAGTGGGCTAGTCGAGCTGCAATTCCGCAAGCAGCAGCTTGCGGCCACTGAGCTGGTCGAGGCGCTGGGCAAGGTATCCAGCAGCGACCCGGGTGCTGGCCTGCGCAATCTGGCAAACGACACCGGCCAGGCTGTCAGCGCCACCCAGCTGCTGAGGATGTCGAGCGAGGATCTGCGCCGGCAGTTTGACCTGCTCGATGACGCATCGTTTTCCAGTCTCGAAAGCGCCATCCAGTCAGTGCGCAGCCAGGTGGACTCGCTCTCTGACAGCGTGAGCGACACGCTCTCTAGCCTGCGCTCTGAGCTGGCCAGCCTGCAGGGTGACAGCACCCAGGTGGAGGCGCTGCGCTATCAAGAGCAGCAGCTCGAGCTGCAGACCTCTCTCAACCAAGCGCGCGCACTGGGTGACGCCCAGACGATCAGCGATGCCCAGGAGGCATTGCGCCTCGCGTCGCAAGCGCACGACCTTCGCCTGGCAGACATCCAGACCCAGACCGAGCAGGAACGCCAGGAGGCTCTGCAGGCTGAGGCGGATCTGCAGCGTCAGGTGCAGGCCAATGAGGTCACGCAGCGCGAGAACAACACCAGCGCCCAGGGGCGCACCACTCAGCTGACCACCTCTCTGCAGGCTCAGCGCCGTGTCGCCGTGGATCTCAATATCGGCGGCCAGCAGGTGACGCTCAACGGGGTGGACGAGAGCGAGGCTGATGCTTTCCTCGACACCCTCTCGCGCGCCTCGCGCACCGCCGTCAGATGACCACCCATAACCGAGAGAGACACCCATGCCGGTGATACTAGAGGGCATCACCCTGCCTGATGACATCCAGTGGACTGACGAGATGGTCAGCCACGGGGTGGGGCAAGTGCAGACCCCAACGCTGACCGGCGCGCTGGTGGTCGAGGAGAGCGCCCAGGCAGCCGGCAGATCCATCACGCTGGCCAGCGGTGGCGGCGCCTGGGTGACGCGCTCCACCGTGCTGGCACTATCCGAGCTGGCCGCCACGCCGCGCCCTGATGACACCCCGATGGTGCTGGTGTGGGGTGATGGCCGGACCTTCGATTGCGTGTTCGATCATGCCGCCGGCGAGGCGGTGTCAGCGACTGAGGTGCTGCGCCTTGCGGCTGGCCGCCAGAATGCTGATCACCCTTACACCATCACCCTGCGCCTGATCACCATCTGACATCCCATCACCTTGCTGGAGCCAGCCCAATGGCCGACGAAACAATCCATAGCGGCGACATCCGCATCCTGCAGTCCGAGCGCATGACCGACAACGCCGATGGCGGTGGCCGGCTGACTGGCCGCCCCGTGGTCGATGGCGCGAGCAATGACATCTTTGATGACATCTCTGACCTCGATCGTGCAGCGGGGCGCACCTCGCTGCGCAAGGTGGGGACCGGCGTGCTGACCGACAACACCGCCCAGTATTTCGGCGCGCACGCGATCATTGACCAGGTGCCGGCTGATCCTAATGTCAGCGTGGTGATGTTCGATACCGGCTCGCCATCTGATGAGCGTGCCGAGTCCCGCGATTATGTCGAGAGCTATGTGACCGCCGGCGCGACCTCGCGCATGACGCTGCTGGGCGATCAGCTGGCCGGCCAGCGCAGCATCATCACTTTCCAGATGCCAGAGGCTCCGCTGCCCGACCTGGGCGATGTGTTGGCGATGATGACCGAGCATGGCGATGCCGCCGGCGAGGTTCAATATGTGCGCATCTCAGAGATCGATCACGAGATCCGCGCATTCGAGTACATGAATGGCAGCAGCGTGCAGACGTTCGAGCGCCGCGTGCTGACGCTGGGGATCTCGACCGCGCTGCGCCAGCGCGTCTATGGCGTGCAGCCCAAGCCTGGCAGCGTCACCCCTAACACCGTGATACGCGAGGGGCAGAGCACGGATGCCGCCCGTTACTATGGCGTCAGCACCCTGACCCAGCCGGCCGCCTTCGGGGCCAATGGCGTCACCGTGGCCAGCACCTATGCGCCGCTTGTGCCGGCGACCACCACCGAGCAGGCGGTGACCGATGTGCAGGTGGGCGGCACTGCCACCATCAGCGTCAGCAGCGCCGGCTCGACCTTCGAGGTGGCGCAGATCGCCAGCACCACCCAGATCGCTGTCGAGCTGAATAATCGCGGCTTCACCTATGTCAGCCGCCTGGACCCGCTGCCGGCACCTGGCAGCGTGGTGATCGCTTATCGCTCGCTGGGCAAGTGGTATGAGCTGCGCGACGATGACGCCAATGGCGATCTCAGTGGCAGCGGTGCGGGGCGCGTGGACTACGCCACCGGCTCCGTCAGCGTGACGCTGGGTGGCCTGCCCGATGTCGGCAGTTCGGTGCTGTTCAGCTGGGGCACGCCGGCCCACTATGAGGACCGCGCCGGCCAGGCCACCATCGACAAACCCTGGATGACGTTCGTGCTGGACCATGCCGGCGTGATGCCTGGCAGCGTTACCGTGCGCTGGATCTCTGGCGGCAGCGAGAAGACGGCCACCGATGATGGGCTGGGGAGTCTCAGCGGCGCAGCCACCGGCCGTGTGGTCTATGGCTATGCCGACGGCAGTGGCACGCCTCAGCCTGGCGAGGCTTATATCGAGTTCAATGGCGATGCCTTCCCAGATGCCAGCACCCAGGTCGAGATCGCATATGACTACGGGGCTCCGAAAATCGAGCAATTCCTGCCGTCCGCCAATGGGGCCGGCCTGGTCAGCCTCAGCATCAGTGACTCGCCGGTGCGTCCTGGTAGCGTGGCCATCACCTGGTCGGTGGTGCGCACCTGGTCGAGCAGCGAGAGCGAGTCGCGCACCAGTGCCCGCACCGGCACCGTCGAATGGGTGGAGCAGAACGGGGGCGAGGCAGATGTCACCTACACCATCACCGATGACGGCCGTGGCGGCTTCAATGGTGGATGGGAGGGCAGCATCGACTATGCCACCGGCGCCGTGACCTTCGAGGTCGAGAAGGTCCGCGAGGTCAAGGAGTGGGATGATGACCGCCCCCAGGGGCGGGACTGGGGCACCAAGGAGAAACGCGATGTTTTCGATAATGGCTCGAGTGTCTGGCTGACCAGTCAGCTGGACAGCGCCGCCCCGACCACCCACACCATCACCCAGGATCTCGCCCCGCTCGATGTCGAGCTGATGCCCCTGCTGCAAGATAGCGTCGTGCCAGGCACCCTCAGTTTCATTTTCCGAGGTGATACGTTCATCGACCGCCAGGGGAGTCTCTATCGCAGCGTCGCCAGCAACGGGGCCGGCGTTCTCGCGGGGACCATCGACTATGGCACCGGCGATGCTCGCATCACTGACTGGCCGAGCGGCACCAGCGCCACGATCACCGTCAAAACGCTGGTGAGCACCTTCGGCACCTGGACACTCGATGAGGCATTTTTCCGCACGCCAGGCTCGCCGCTGCAGGTGGGTGGTCTACTGATCCAGGCCACGACGCTCGACGGCCGCTCGATCACCGGCCAGGCGGCACTCTCTGGCGAGATCGAGGGTGACGAGATGTCGGGCTCTGCCAGCTTCGAGACGGGGGTGGTGCGCGTGACCTTTGGCCAGCTGGTCAGCAATGACAGCCTGAGCTCTGCCGAGCGCGCCGAATCCTGGTACGACGCCACTGCCGTGGATGACGCCGGCATGATCTGGCGGCCCACCCAGGTGATCCCGAGCACTGCGCGTTTCAATGCTGTCATTCTGACCACGCTGCCGCTCGAGGCCGAGCTGATCGGCATCGACCCCGTGCGTCTGCCCAGCGATGGCCGCGTGCCCATCTATCGCGCCGGCGGCGTGGTGGTGGTGCATCACACCGGCCGCGCCCCGTTCCCGTTGGGGATTGGTGGTGGCACCACGCTGGATGTCGGCCGCTCGCGGCTGGCGAGCCTGGTGGTGGAGGACGCCACCGGCGAGGAGGTGCCGGCCACCCAGTACAGTGCAGACCTCGATGCCGGCACCGTGCAGCTCGCCGCGCCTGACACGGCCACCCACCCCGAGCCCTGGTATGCCTTGCACCGCGTCGAGGACATGCTGCTGGTGGGTGATGTGGATCTGTCGGGAGCGCTGACCCTCAAGGGCAATTTGAGCCATGACTACCCCGCCGGCGATACGCTGGTCAGCGCCGCGATGGTGGCCGGCGATCTGCAAGCGCGCGTGGCGGACTTTTTCGATCTCTCGAGCTGGGATCGAGACTGGAGTAAAGACGACAACGGTGGCGCAGATGGCACGCTGGCCGAGTACAACGTGACCACCTACCCGCCGATCATCACCAACCGTGGGGCCATCACTGAGGATTGGGCACTGATCTTCACCAGCTCAAGCACGTTCCGCATCATCGGCCGCACCGTGGGCGAGATCGGCGTGGGTAGCATCAATGAAGACACCTCGCCTACCAACCCGAATCAAAGCGTACCCTATTGGACGCTCAAGGCGGGCGGCTTCGGGGCCGGCTGGGTGAATGGCAACGTGATTCGCTTCTCGACCATCGGCGCATCCTTCCCGATGTGGCTGGCGCGCGTGATCCTGCAGGGGCCGGCCAGCGGCCAGCAAGACAGCTTTAGGCTGCAGATCCGTGGCAACGCCAACGCCTGACCGCATGCGGCTGGCGCAACCCTCTACCCCTATCCCTCAACCGCCCAGCCACTCGCTGGGCGGCCTTGTTTCTGGAGACGTTCAAGATGGCCGATTTTCCCGTGAAGTGGTTCAGCAGTGACATGGGCGGCAGCCCGAGCGGTAGCGATGACGCTGGTGCGTTGATTGATCTGCTCAAGGCGTGCTTGATCACTGGATTCAATACCTCGCCGCTGATCTCGCTCGCCTTCGATAGCAGCACCGGCCTGGTGACCGCTGAGATCGGCCAGGGGCATGGCTTCCTGAAACATCAGGTGATCAGCATAAGCGGTGCTGATCAGAATCAGTTCAATGGCGAGTTTCGCATCACTGAGGTGGGCAGCACCTGGGCGACTTTTGCTCCCGATGCCGCGCCCATCTCGGCCACCGCCACTGGGAATCTGATCGAGATCAAAGCCGCCCCGATTGGTGGGTGGGAGGTAGTGATCGAGGACAGCGAGCGCAACCGCATCATGCTGCGTTCGACCAACCCGCGCAGCAATGGGCTGATGCTTCATGTTCAAAATGACCACTGGGATGATGGTCCTTATGACAACTGGAGTGATGCATCGGGCAGCAGCTATCCTCAGCGCGGGGCAAAGGTAAAGATTGTTACCGAGCATATAGACATCGACACTTATCTCGCGCTGGCTGAGGCTCGCTGGCCGATTGGCTGGGATTATGCGCCAGATGGGCGAGAGTGGTCACTGGTGGGGGATGACCGCCTGTTCTATTACACCAGCCGCTATGCCAGGCAGAATCAGCGTTCAACTGTGACATTCGGGGAGTTCGATAGCGTGATCGAGGGCGATGCTTTTGGCACCGTTCTGCAGGGCATACCCTACGGCACCAGAGCTGACTGGGACGATTACAACGATGACAACTATGCAGAGTTCGCCAGGTTTGGAGACACGAAGGATCATTATCTCGCACGTCCTTATCACCAGATGCCCACCGATGCTGAAACGCTATGGAGCAAACGCGGGCTAGGGTATGCCTTTGGCATCATGCATCAATACCCCAATCCAGCTAGTTACGGGTTCTATGTACATAGTGGACCGATCATGGTGGAGGAGGAAATCGAGGGCAGCGGCAATATGCTGCGCGGGTATCTGCCTGGATTCGTGCAGCCGCTACAGACGGCTCTGGTCTATCACAAGGCACTGCTAGATGACTTGCCTGGCCTGGAGGGCGTGCCGGTGCTGCTATGGCTTAGCGCTTATGATGATGAGGGCGGGTATAACACTCATGAGTCGGTGAATGGTGCTGGCCTGCTGGGATTCCGTCTTGATATGTGGAGGGCATACCAGTGAGCGACACCCCTGATGGCAACCCTGTTTTTATCATCCCGTTTACGCAGCGCCCGCCTGTTTATCGAGAAGGCGGCGCATTGACGCCAGCCCTCCACAATATCGCCAACACTGTCACCGGCACTAGCGGCCATGTTGTCGCCACGCACTCCGCCACCTTCGATCTGTTTGCCTTCGATCAGATGTATGGCTCTGGCTATAACGGCACCACAAAAGGGACTTTGCGCGACAAGGCCCGCATGGGCGTCATTGCCGGCACCGTGCTGGACATCCAGGCCCAGCCCGTCAGCCGGCGGGTGCGAGTGCATGATCGCACCACTGGCCACATCGTGCGCGAGACGTGGAGCGATGCCGATGGCAAATACCGTTTCACGGACCTCGACCCGCGCCGCGCGTTCTACGTGATGGCCTTCGATCACACCCTGCAGCAAAACGCTGTCGTTTCCGACAATGTGCATTCTGAGGTGGAGGACACCCCGTGATCAGCTTCTCGACAAGCGTGAAAAATGCGCGCCTGGCGGCCATCGCCGGTGCGATTGATGCCGGCGATTCGCCGGCGTCATTCGTTGTGTACTCCGGCACCCGCCCATCACCTGGTGCTGCCGTCACCGATCAGGTGGCCCTGGCCACGCTGGAGGTGCCCCAGCCATTCGCCGCGGATCTCGCCGGTGGTGTCCTGACGGGGGCAGCCTTTGAGGAGGTGATGGCCGATGCCGATGGCGAGGCTACCTGGTCGCGTCTGGTCGATGGCGCCGGTGCCTGGGTGATGGATCTGGATGTCGGCATCGAGGGCTCAGGCGCTGACGTGACCATCAGCTCGACAACGATTTATCGCGGGATACTGACGCGGATCAGCCGCATGGTATTCGCTGAGGGCTAGGGGGCACCGTGAGAGAGATCAGGTTGCAGTTTGTCCAGGGGCTCGCGCCCTGGAATGCGCGCGCGCTCGAGCTGCGCCTGGGGGGTGATCCTGGTTTGCTGCTGCTGTTCGCCGGTGACTATGCACCGCCGGCGGGTGGCAATGTCGTGCTTGGCTTCGGGGGTGCCACTGAGGTGGTGGAGCTGCCGCGCGAGCTGGTGCTCGATGCTCAGCTGCCGCCGCCGACTGTCGATGCACGACTCGCCCAGGGTGGCGCCATCGAGATCGCGGCCAGCCTGGTGATGCCAGTGGCTACCGTGCGTGCGCAGCTCGAGCTGATCCAGTCGCTCAGCCTGGAGGTGATCGCACCGCCGGTGACGGCAGAGATCCGCGTCGAGCACGGCATCGACATCTCGCTGGTGGCCACGCTGGGTGCGCCAGCGGTAGTCGATGTCGCGCTGACCCGCGCGATCAACGTGTTTCGTGGTCCTGCCGATAATGCCGCCTCGCGTTTCGAGAACGCGGTCCCGCTCGAGGCCCAGGGCTGTGCCCGCTGGCAGCGGCCGTCACGACCCTATGGGGCCACCGCGTCAGGCTTCGAGCAGGGGGCAATGCTTGCGGCCAGCCAGGGCGGCCAGTGGTCGGCACGCCCTCGCACCGATGCCATCAGTGGCTCGCGGTGGGAGCAGGCCGAGCGCATCCTGGGCACCCTCAGCGGGAGCCAGTGGCTGCAGCTGCCGCGTGTCCGCCGCGCATCTCGGCCGGTATGGGAGCAAGGGCAGGGCATCGCCGCCGCGCGCTCGAGCGGCTACCAGCATCCGCCCCGCAATGATACCCGCCGGCGCTCGCGCTATGAGGAGGCCCGCACCCTCGAGCCGGTGACGACGGATGTGCCCTATCAGCAGGGGCGTACCACTGGCGATGATTGGCTGGTGCCCTGGGAGCAAGCCCGCTGGCCACCGCCTGGCATCGACTTGCCGCCGTCACTCGAGCCGCCGGTGCTCGAGCCGGTGGAGGGCAGCACCACCCTGCAATTCTGCCACACCATGCCGAGCGCCCCGTGGGTGCTGCAGTTCGGTCTGACGTGTGAGATACCCACCCCGACCATTCCCGTCAAAAGGCTCTATATCGTGCAAAACTCCGCGCGCCTGGTGCGCCTATCCGATGGCCTGGAGCTGCCGGCCACCCAGATGACGCTCAGCATCGATGCTGACAGCTGGGCATGGTCATTCTCTGCCGGCCTGGCTGGGCGTGACGCTCAAGCGCTGGTGACCGGCACCGATGGCCAGCCGGTGGAGGTGATGGCCGAGATCAACGGGCAGCAGTGGCGGTGCCTGGTGGATGGCTGGCGCCGCTCCGAGAGCTGGCAGAGCCATAGCGTGACCATCAGCGGGCGCTCGCTTGCGGCGTACCTGGGCGCTCCCTACGCCACCGCGCGCAGCTACACCGAGGACAGCCAGGCCACCGCCTCGCAGCTCGCCCGTGCTGAGCTGCCAGAGGGCTGGTCACTGGACTGGCGCATGACTGACTGGGTGGTGCCTGCAGGTGTGTGGAGTTATGACAGCCTCGCGCCCATCGATGCCATCTCGCGGATCGCCCAAGCGGCCGGCGGCTATGTACAGGCCCACCAGCGGTATCAGACCATCATCGTCGCGCCCCGCTTCGAGGCAGCGCCCTGGCGCTGGGCTGAGGTCGAGGCTGATCTGGCGGTGCCGCGTGACATCATCACCCAGCTGGGCAGCGATCAGCAGCCAGGTGATGCCCGCAATGGCATCTGGCTGCATGGCGACACTGGCGGCATCCAGGCCCAGATCATCCGACAGGGCACCGCCGGCGATCAGCTTGCGCCCACCGTGGTGGATGCCCTGATCACCGATCAGGCACCGGCGCAGGCACGCGGGATCGCTGAGCTGGCCGCTACCCTACGCCAGAGCACCGAGAGCCTGCAGATGCCCCTGGCGGCCTCTCTGGGCGGCCTGCTGCTGCCTGGCATGATGATCGAGTGCGATGACTGGCGTGGTGTCTCGCGTGGCGTGAGCGTCAGCGCCAGCCTGCAGGGGCGTGCCCTGAGCGTGCGCCAGTCTATCGAGCTGCAGAGATTCCATCTGTGAGGTGCGAGATGGGTATTAGATGACGAGAGCCAATTATTGCAATTAGCTGCTGATATTGGGCCTATCAGCACTTAATTTATGTTAATGACCATTGATGATATTTTCATGGAGTCAACTAGGATGTTATTATTTCATGTTTGTATTTTGAATGCTTTACTTTAAAAACATCTATGCCCCTGTTGCGGCAAAAGCTTTTTACCATGTCTTCATTTTCGTTGCTGATTTTAGTTCCTAGAAGTATCCTCTTCGGTTTTGGCGTAGAAATATACTCAGGCTTGAAATTATGCATGATTATGCGCCACTCCTGCTCGTATTGCCATTCAGGATTTTTGTAAACGGCACTCTTGATAGGAAATAAATTGTTGTAAGGAGCCCCTTCAATAGATAAAGAGAATATTGAAGTTAAATCAGCTGTTTGGCTGTTGTATATGACTGGGTATAGGTCGCGACGAAAGTTATTGCTTTTTTCTATTTCTGAAATTTCATACTCTATGCAGATTCCAGTATGATTCCCAGTGTAATGGGCCCACATTAATACAGACCCTGGGTTCTCAGTAAAACATGCTACTTTAATACAATGCCTGAAATTATTTAGCCCACTGATAATTCTCTGGTTTTTTTGGTCTTTATTGCTTTGAAATGAGTATGGCCAAACAGGAGATATAATATTCCTCTTGCATAAGGTGATGCTGTTGAATGATGAGTTGTATCTCTTTACGTATGTAAGTTTATGCATTTGATTTGAGTTTATCGTCAATGATAGTAAGTTTATTTTGCAAATACTATCATAAGGGTCGTTGAACTCAGTAGGTTTGGTAATGTGAATTCTTTGTCTCTCTAAGTCATTTATTACCCTCTCAATTTTATTGAGATTGGTGTATCTATATATGTGCGTCGGTAAATTAACATCTTTGAAGGTGAAAGATTTTTCTATATCTTCTTCTTGTGGTCTTTTTACTGGTAGTAACTTTTCGATTATTATCTCGTTTATGTTCATAAATATCTCTTGGTTATCAAAGGATCAGATGTTGTTGTATTTTTATCGTATAGTAAATTATTCAAAAGTATTATATTTAGCTGAATCTTGCCATGATTTTTTTAAGTATAAATGTTAGAGCGACATCTTTTCAGGATTATAATGAAGGGTGTTCTATAAATATATCTCTTAATATATAAATAAGGAGAAATTAGCATGGCCAATCCATATCGCCGCCTGCTGGCGTTGCTGCCGACCACGCCGCGCCAAGTAGGCGAGGTGATCAGCGCCAGCGGCTCGCGCGTTCGCGTGGATCTGGTAGGGGGTGGGGTGCGCACCTGCCAGGGCGATGCCCAGGTGGGTGGCATGGTCTACGTGGAGGGAGATCATATAGTCGGTGAGGCTCCGAGCCTGCCGGTGGTGGTGGTCGAAATATAGCCTTACTATTTATATATGCTTGTGTAGTTAATATTTTTGTTAGATGCTGATATAATGCTTGCCGTTTTGTGACGGCAAGCATTATACAATCGAATGGATAGTGGTTAATTATTAATATCTCTTATTTCATCAAGATGTTTTTTTGTATTTTTGAGTGCGATTATTTCTTCCTGCAAAGCATTGATTTTTGCTTTATTTGTAGCATCTTGGATGTGTAATTGTTTGATGCGGTTTTTGCTGGTTAATCTGGCAAGATTTTTGATACCCTCGCTTTTGTATTTGTTTTCTAGTTCATTGTTGTTGTCTATAGCTTCTTGTTTTTTCCAGTATATTTCTTTATTGATTTTCTTTTCTTTCATTAATTCATTGCATAGTAAGTATAATTGTTCATTTATTGAATAATTTGGATAAGAGGTATAAGTTATGTTCTGATTTATATCATTACCCCCCTTATCTGACAGCTCTTCAAAATTATTTTCAATCAATGTATCGAGTTCATTTTCTGTCAGCGTATCAAATTTATTATATAATATATCTTGATGGGGTATGTCTTGATGATCGATATCCTTGAGATTGAATTGAACATTATTAATTGTTTCTTGGATATGGGACTCTCGTATCTCATCCAAAATAGATGAGCTAACTGTTTGACCTAAATTTGTTCTTGCTAATTCTAAAAATCTATCAGATGTATAAATATGAATTCTGTTGTTTGTGACTTCCTCGAACTCTTTAATCAGTTCGAATCTTGGACCTATAGTTTTCCCATTAAATATATTCCACCAGTCCTCTTTTCTGTCATCAGTAACAAAAATTATACCTTTGTCATTTGATGAAGAGTAATTAAGTACCTCCTTCCAAATAATTAAATCACCAAATTTTCTCTTAAAATCAACAACTCTTCCTTCGGTACCTTGTTTTTTTGTATCCTTATAGCCAGGCGGAACGAGGTTTTTATATCTTTCTTCACCCTCGGTAAATATAGCTTTCAGTTCTTCAAGATCAAATGATTCCCCTACACGCTCGTCGTACATATTTAAATATTTTTCTTGTATATCGTCATCATGAATTTTCTTAGTATAAGAACTTTTGTTTTTGGTAAATTCAGCTGTTAGCTTATCAAAAGCAGTATCTACAGATGCCATTGTTTCTTGACTGGCGAACGGGTGCTGCCTACTATTATCAAGTTTTGTCTTTAATGAACTTATACTATTTAGCATGTCATCATAAGCTTTTTCTTGTTTTTCAATAGTTGGAAGCCTATTCTCTAAGTATTCTTCAACTACTCTGTTAGGCAACCAAGAACGGTCTTTTATTTTGTCTAGTAGGCGTAGGTACTCAACTTGAGTAGATTCTGAGTAGCGATATATATTTAAGAGTACATTAGTGTCAAAGACAAAAATAAAATTGTTCCAATCTTCCTTGATTACCTCTTTGCTAGTTTTAAAATAGCCGGGGAACAACTTTCTCATAAATCTTCCTTGGTTACTATTTGTTTATAAAATTATTTTGCTAACTATCCTATACTAGGAGAAAGATGGATAAATATCAAGTGCTATGGTTTTTGAGCTTTAACACGCCTTGGTTGTCGTTTAATATATTTTACGATTTTAATCAAGCTAATAGCTTGTTTCTATAGATGCAGAGAAAATTAGACGTTTAGCTGTTGAATTCACTGTCAAAGCCTATAAGTTCATCAGTCAATCTTCGGAAGATCAAGAGTAGTGTTATCCCAATGTTTTTACCAAGCGATACATCATGCAACTGAAGGAAAAACTGCTGCTCTCGCGATGTTTTTAAATAAGTGATTTTAGCCAGCGCTGAACTTCAGGGTCAAATGCATAAAGATAAACCCCATATTTTGCACGTGTCATCAAAATGTAGTAAATATTTCTGATGGCCTGATCGACCATATATGCGCTTGATGCATCATTATTCTGCCCCTTTATGTGCTTTTTAAGGCCCGGATCAACACATTCGTCAGTACTTACTACCAGACGGCCATCATGTAGCTTCAGGTCAGGGCCCAGTAACACTCCAACGTAACCATACTCGAAACCTTGAACGGTATAGATGGCACCAACTTCATCGTAAAACCCCGATGCTTCGTTCCACTCCCGGTATTTTCCAAAGCTGTTCCAGCGAGCAGACCATGAGCCGATGGTAATGTCAGAACCTCCGCTGGGAGTATTTCGTGTCGCCCAATCCCAACAGAATCCAGCAACGATACGTGTTGTGACACGCTCCTTCTCGGCATATTTTCGGAGATCACTTTCCATCTCAGTAGGATCATCAACGACAGTGACAGTGAATTGCTCGGACGGCTCAAGTCTAGGAGCCTTATGCTTAAATAAAATGTCATCTACCCAGGTCATGTATGCAGAAGCTCCTTGGCAGCGCAATTGTTCAGTCAAGCTAAGATGCACCAACTGAAGACCATGCCGTTTCGCTTCGTTCTCCAAAGTTTCCACTCGACAGGTTTCATGAGGGAGAAGCCACTGATTGTCGTCGATGAAGAAAACCACCAACTCTTTATTCTTGAAATATCCCGATAGAGAGCCTGGAAGAAGACGGTGTGCTTCATCTACTACAGCGTGGGATGTACGTCCTATCGCAATTTTGCAAAACCCGAGATGGTCAACACAATTCCCGATAGCCTTGGATCTGACAAAGTAAGCAGGGTTTTTTTTCTGCTGCATCAGGAAGTCTACAAGTTTCATTGCCAGTACAGTTTTCCCTGTTCCAACAATGCCTTCAACGATTACACAGGTTGGCTTACCAGTAGCTTGATTGATATGTCCAAGCATGCCCTTGAACGCTTTTTCCTGCTCACTTGAGGCTTTGAAAAGTCTACTAGCTTGCAACCCATTTCTGAAAGAAGTGATGAACGAGTCTGAGTAGCGCAGTACAGGGTTTTGTAGATGATTTACTATCGATATAGATGGTGCGAGCAGCGTGGATAGAAGTTCTTTAGCTTGCTTGTGACCATTATGCCTGGTGACAAGTAATGTGTCTGACAAGAACTCTTTATAGGATTCGTCCCGAAGAATATCATTCGACGTAGCTTCGATATAATTATGCAGGAACACCATCGTCGAAATTCTTGGAGTCTCTTCACCAAAATCAAGCGCACCTGAGAGAAGTCTATGATATTCCCGTATCTGCTGGCAGGGATGTTCAGATAGATAACCTTTGCGACCGTCATTGACTCTCAGCCACCCGGACCCATATATCTCATCGTAGTCTACTCTATCCGCAGACCACTGCTTCAGCTCGATGATAATGATGTGAGGTGAAGATTTATCTTCACCAACGAGAATACAGTCGGCGCGTCTGTTACCAATCGGCATGAGATATTCGATAAGGATATCGCACTCAAGAGGAGCATCGATATATTCTAGAAATCTTGCCAAGGCACACAGAGACTTGCGCCAAGATGACCGTTCCGAGTCATTCAAGATATCATCCGGGAAACGCTCTATGTACGCCTGCTCGAGCCTATTCTTCAACTGATCTGTTTCAGCTTGTTTTCGGAATTCTCGCAGAGGCATTTGAAGCATTCCCGACAT